AACCAAATAATGATGACCCACCTTTGTTTATATATGCGGACGCCGTTACGAATGGGTCTGTAATTGCAACACCTACAATTCCTACTGATTCTCTTATTTCTTTATCTACTGCTATGGATGCATGTTCTGTTAATGAAGGATTAAATGAATAATCTTTTTTTGTTGCTAATTGACTATTATCTGGGTGGTCTTTCCATCTAGGATGATTACTAGTATCAATGTCATCATATTCTTCATTATCCAATACAAGATAATCTGGACAATGTGGGTCGGCACCCGCCGATATAGGACTGTAAAAACCTTTTGATGTGTCACCCAATTCTGTAGGATAACCTGGTAGTGAACCCATTACAACAGGTTCTTGTCGTGCTTCACCATCTCTAAAGAATCCAAATACATGTGAACCTTCTACAGGTCCCATTGGGGATTGTCCTATACCTGATATACCTGCTGATGTAACAGGTAACATAACTTGTGCCCAAGGTAAATCTTCTGTTGGTAATATTACTTTGTCGCCTGTGTGATGACCGAAACATCTGACACGAACACGACCAATTAAATATGGGTCTTGTCTATCTTCTACAACACCAAGAAACCATATAAATCCATCCATTCCTATAAAATTATTTTTCATGATAATAATAAATCTACTGTATCAGTTGAGAAGTTATTTGTACTCTCATCCTTTTCTCTATTTAGAAGTTCGCTACCTTCAGGTGTATATTCTTTACTTACACTATCTTTAGCACAAGTTAAAATTGTAATATGTTTATTTGTATGAATCAAATGTCCTACTTTTGTTACTAAATAATTGCCTGATAAAAATGGGTCAATTTGTGTTTCTTTTGCACCATGTCCTGCATAAGTTGTAGTTTCAAAACTAATTATATCCCCTGCTGAAACACCTGTATTACCTGGTACTTTTATTTCTATTTTAAAAGAATTATATGCTTCTTTTTGCGATATTGATTTTTGTAATGTATTTTCTACATCTGGTGGACCAAAACTTTGACTATTATCTGTTACATTTTGTGGTGTATCATGCATACCTTGTGTTGATGATTCAAACATATATTTACCTTCAGGAAAACTAGACATTGGTTTACCATCTTCATAATTAAATATAGGCATAAAACTAGTTGCAGGATTAGATATATCAGATTGTTTTAATTGTCCTGTGTGTTTTTGTTTCGTATATGAATTTATATAATCAAAATCTAACTCTTTAAATTGTTTTGTAAATGCATTATAAGTTACAAGTCTGCTAGCATATACACCTTCTCTAATATTTCTTAGACTGTTAAATCTATCAAGAATGTTAAATTCATATACTTTAAATATATTTGGGGCATTTTTATCAAACATTTTTCCACCTTCTGTTACTGGTGTATTAGTATATTTTGCAACAGGTTTTTTATATTCACCACCCCTTTTACCTTTTGATAACATACCTTCAAGTGATTTGAAATTAAATCCATTTTTAGTTTCAAAGAAATAGTAACCTGATGATTCTACATTATTAGATGATATTGATTCTTTTTGCATAAAATTTATACATTTAAAAGGTGATAATTTAGGCATAACATATTTGTTTACCCCTTTTGTTGGTTCAAATATATAATTCTTTTTTGATTTTAAATCTTTTCTTAATATACTGCTTACTATTGTATCTACTGAACCTGTAAATGCTCTACTTATTTTTCTTTGACTACTTCTAATTTCTTCTCTACTACAAAATTCTAAAGTATATATTTTAACACCTTGATTAGGTGACATTATATTTAAAACTTTATACACGAACATAGGGTGACCATTTTCACTTGTAAAATTATAACCTGAAGGACTGTCTGTATCTTCTGGTGACATACCAGGTGTATATAATGAAAATTCTAGAAGTTCATGACCTGTTAAAGGTAAATCATCTAGTACAGAAGCACCATCTGTAAGTGTTAATCTTCCTGATAGTGTGAAATTATTAATTCCCTCATAGATTTGTATTTCAGATATCAGTTGTCTAACATCAATTGATAATGGTTCTGAATCATCAATACCTTGTCTATAAGATGTAAGTAAAAATCTTTCTGATAAAACATAATCACCTGCTTTTGTTACATTTGTAACTGTACTCATAATTTATTCTCTAACTAGTTTATTAAATTCCTCTATAAAAGAACTAAGGTGTATAGGATTCAATAGTTTAATTTGCCTTTTAACATCTTGTAGTCTTATTTCATACTCTCTATTTGATATTGAAGTAGCACCTGCTACTGTACTATTAACTTCCACTTTGTGTGAATAATCAGATGGTCCTTGACCTGTTGTTCTACCACTTGACTGTGTTATTTCATAATGATGTATACCACCTGGTTCTGCATACTTATCTTTTATATAATCTTCAAACTGTTGTTCTGAAAGTGGCCAATCATAATATCTATCTGTTATTTTGTTTGTTAGTAATATAACCCAATGCAATTCTGGGTCACCAAAATGTTTAAATGCAATATTTTCTGGTGTTTCACCACTCTTTACATCATAAGTGTTATATAAAGATATTTCATTTAATACTTTATCTCTAACTTTAACTCTTATCATTAAGTCTGTTACAGGTTTAAAATTGTTTTTATCAAACCCATACAGTATTTTAGAAAACTTTTTAAAATACATTATTAATAACCTTCTGCTATAGTTTCTTTTGTTATAATAGACATTTCTTTAAATTGTAATTTAACATCTATTATTTGTGGTGAAGCACCTTGTTTATCAGGTTTTAATGTTGTAAACTTATCACCTGGTGAATAATCAACATCTATATTTTCTAATACACATTTTGCAATTTTAGGTATATAATTATTATCCTGTTCTCTATACATGTAAGTTAATTGAAATTGTGAAGGAGCAGCGAAATATTGTGTAGTTCCTATTAATGCTGGAGACATATGAAATCTAAACAGTTGAATAATTTTATGTACTGAATCTAATTCTCTTTTATTTTTAGGTGCAAACTTATAATCAAAACTAAATGACCTAAACGGTACAGACTTAAATGCTAGTTCCATGTTTGGGTTTACTGACATACCTGTACTTCTATTAAAGAAACCACCTGCACCTGGTACCATTATTTCTAAAGCTGCTGTTATAGTTGCTCCTGCAAGTTTTGTTCCAGCAGATGTTAAACCTTTAGCTAAAGCGTCAAATAAATTTGACCCACCTAAGAAATCTGATAAGAATCCTGTTTCTGCATTTTCATAATTAGCCCCTGTTGAAAATGTATTTGAAGATGGTGTATATAATATAATACTACCATTGGCCATCTTACTGTGTGTATGACTATGCATATCTAATTGTTCATTTATTTCAGTTGGAGTTTTATTTTTTAAAACATTTCTAGCTTTATTTAAACCAGATATTTTAATACTATCTAACATATCAACACCAGTTTTTTTTATTTTTGCTGTGCCTTCTTCTGTATATCCAGTTTTTGAATTATTTTTATTTTCTACTGCTTTACTTATTCTTAAAACACTATCCGATACATCTCCTGCTGATGTATTTAAAAGGTCTAAAGCTCTATAATCAAATGGGTCTTTTTGAGTTGGTACATCTGCTATTTTTGCTAAATTATTTTGATAGATATCAAATTTTATGTAATGTCCATTAGAAAGAGTGCTTAAATCATCAGGATATGTATGAAATGTAAATTCTAATGGGTTATCATCTAATGGTAAATTATTTGCTGATGTTGTTAGTTTACTACTCTTTGCAAGTTTAGCACCAAGCATTGCGGAAGTTTCATTACTTCTTCCTAATGAATTAGGGTCGCTTGTAACACCAAATAATGAATTTCTTATATTTCTTAAAAATGCCATAGTTACCTCTTGTTATTACTTATATTTATAACATAAATAGTCATATGATATCATCTAAAAGAAATAAAACTTACAAAGCACCACATAAAGGTGTCTTTAAACCTAAGAATCCTAAGAAATATGTAGGTGATTCAAATAATATTGTGTATCGTTCTTCATGGGAAAAGAAATTCATGTTATATTGTGATAGAAATAAAGACATATTACAATGGGCAAGTGAAGAAATGTATGTTCCGTATCTTAGTCCTATTGATAAAAGAATACATAAATACTATCCTGATTTTATTATTAAAACATCTGATAACAGAAAGATTATGATTGAAGTTAAACCTGCTATACAATGTAAACCCCCTAGACCTCGTTCTCGTAAAACTAAAAGATATCTTCAAGAGCAATTAACTTTCATTAAGAATATATCTAAATGGAAATCTGCAAAAGAATA